TCGAAGAGAGCGAAATGTTCTGGGAGACTTATCAATCATTAATTGATTTCTTATCAGAGAAAACTAATGTAACAGTTTTACGTGATCCTAATGCTGAGGCTGATGATTGTATAGCACGATTCGCCGCACTACATCCAGATGATGAGCATATCATTATCTCAACTGACACTGACTATCTACAATTGTTATCAGAGTCTGTTCATATGTATAACGGTGTTACTAGACAATTAATTACTATCGATGGCTATTTTGATGATAAAGGTCGTCCAGTCATTGACAAGAAGACTAAAGAACATAAGACACTAGAAGACCCTCAGTATCTATTGTTTGAGAAATGTATGCGTGGCGACACTAGTGACAATGTGTTTAGTGCATATCCAGGTGTACGTAAGAAGGGCACTAAGAACAAGACAGGTCTATTAGAAGCATTTGCTGATAAAGACAAAGGTGGATTCAACTGGAACAACATCATGTTACAACGTTGGACTGATCACAATGATGTCGAGCATAGGGTACGTGATGATTATGAACGCAATCGTACACTGATCGATCTTACAGCACAGCCTAGATTATTCAGAGATAATACTGACATTGTTGTAAAGAAAGGCGTCAATGATAAGAAGGAAGTAGCACAAGTTGGTGTGCATTTTATGAGGTTCTGTGGGAAATATGAACTTAACAGAATCAGTGATCAAGCAGATAGTTATGCTAAATGGTTGAACAAATCATACCAAGGAGCATTAATAAATGAATAATAACTCAAAAGGAGACAAAATGATATTAGATGTAGAATTAACAGCAAAGCCAATCACAGACGGTGAATTTTGGATATTGACTGACGGTAAAAACAAAGTAGGAAATGTATCTGCAAACATCGAAGGATATGGTGTTAATTTAGCTGGACAAAGTTTTCAATTCAGTACTACTGATGAGATCATAAAAAATACTAAAATTAAATTTGTCACACCTGAAGTATCTAAAACAACTTTAGAAGTTCCTTACCCTGAATACCCTTGTCCAAACAAAACGTTTAATTCAGTATTTGACGTAGCACGAGGATTACATGTCTTTACAAAGACTGAAAAGTCTAAATGTTTTCATGCCGCAGGGTATTTTGTCGTTGAACATAACAACACAACAGAAGTAATTTTCTGTCCAAAGTATATTTTCATTCAACGTTATCCTTATTCAGGACCTTATAAAACAAAAATTGAAGCACAAAGTCAGATAAATATATAGACATGTTACATATTAAATCGTTTTTTAATAAAATGACTGTAATGGAAAGTAAACAATCTAATACTTTGGTAATGACCAAAGATGATGCACGAGGTTTGCGAGACGATATTAGTGTACTGTTGGCAGACTTACATGAGTTAAGCAAAGAAGAAATTGAGAATAGAAATGAAGAAACGATTGATATACAGGTTAAAGGCGGATCTTTCAAATGAGTAGAAACCAGCCATCTGTATTATTAGAGTATGTAGATAAAGAAACATACAAATGTGATCAAATTATCGAAGCATCAGGCATTTGGGCTGTTTACTATGATGAGCAACCTATCAACTTAAAATCTTCTCATTATTTAACTAACGATGCCGCACCCAAATACAAAAAGACAAGTTTCTCTAATCCAGGTCACGCAAGAAACTTATGCAGAAAGTTAAATGCCCAATTCAAAACAGATAAGTTTACAGTTGTCTTTATGAACTCAGGGCGAAAAGTGTACCCTGATGATATTTCCGAAGACTAAAAAAGAAATCACAGAAGCAATACTCAACGCAATACCACGTGGACAATACCACACAATGCCAATTGACAATGTTATGTTTGAATGGTGGCTGACAGGCAGAGGTGGTCAAGGACTAAGACTTAACTTATCAGGACTTGATGCATTTGAAATGGCTAACCTTGAATACTATGATTTTCCTTTGGGACTTAATCCTAAGTCAATGCACAAACGTAGAATCATTGCACCAGAAGCATTTGTACAAGAAATCATCAAAAAGATTAAATGTCCATATTACCTTGGCGTCCACCAAAAAAAGGGAGAAAAGGGAGAACCTTTTATCAGAATCTATGATCATAAAACAGCCATGATGTTGACCTTACATGGTACTTTGAGAGACTTTTTAGACTCTGTATGACCAGTGTGCATATGGGTTATGCATCTGAGTTATGACTTGATAATTAAATATAAGTTTTCGTAATACAGGGATAAATAGAATTTGTAGGAGGGTCCTACACAACACAATCTACACACACTGGAGTATTAAAATTGAAAATTATTCGTAAGATGGGAGAAAGACTATTCGGATGTGATGGTCGTGGAGAATTATGTGAGACTATAGGTTTCGCATTGATTGGTTCTTCATGCTGTTACATTATGGTTTACTCAATTGCACAAATAACACCGTAACGCATTTCCTCAATTCGTCACAAAAAACATAAAAAAACATTATGCCCGAGACGCAAGTTTTGGGCATATTGCCCTTGACACTGGTACTATTTTTTAGTATACTACAATTATGAAATCATCATTGTTTGAAGGCAGATATGCGGGTAACCTAGAATTCATCGGCAAATTGCTGTTGGAAGGAGGGTATACCAAATTCACTGACTGGCTTATCGAACAGGATGAGGCACGTCAAATTGATGTAGTCTATATGATGTCATTGTTTGCTAAAGAGACTAATCTGTTGGTCACAGAACAAGCCAAAGAAAATGATTCTCCCTCACCCAAAACACTAAAAGTCAGAAGTCCTGGGCTACGAGGGGTAGATGAAGCCGCTAAAGAGATCAGAAATAAGCCCAAATTGACTGTCGTAAGTAGCAATGTTGTCCCAATTAAACCCAAAAAAAAGTGAAAAAAGTGAAAATAATGGGTAAAAAGGCTTGACATTGGGTACAATTTTGCGTATAATATATGTATATTATGAACAAACAAGGAAACAATATGTACTTAATCATTGACAACACTAATCAAGCAATCCACAGAGAGCCTAACAAAAGAAGTTATGCTTCTACTCAGTACAAGACTGTAGGTGCCGCTAAAGCAGGCATCACTAGAACTGTTAAGTACTACCAAAAAGCATATGATCAAGTTGCTGAATGTGTTGCTAATGGTCTACCTGAGTATCATGCTCCGATGCACAATGCATACCGTGATGCTACTGAGTCACATTTTAATCTTACTCATAAGCAGTTTGCATCGTCTTATACGATTGTTGCTGTTGAAGATTATGTTGAACCAATGATTACTAAGACTGGCATCTGCCCAGGTACTGGTAAAAAAATCACTGTAACTGAGGGAATCAATACTCCTCACTACATGTCAACTCTTTCAGAATCATACTGGAGTGCATAAGGAATGACAATTATGTCTAAGAAAAAAATGTCAAACAACCGCCTAAACTATTCAGCAAATGATGTTTGGGCAGTTGCATGTAAGGCACAACGTCTTAATAAAGAATACATTAAGTTTGTACCTGAAGAGTCTAAAAAAGAGACTAACAGGGAAATCATGTACCGTCTGTTAGACGAATCTCCAATGCACTTGACTGTTGCAGACAAGAATGCAGGCGTTAAGGTACGTCAGCATTTTCAGGCTCTGACATTCAAATTGTTGACTGGCGCACATGTTAGTGACTTTGAAAAGACTGCAATGGAAATCGCAGACAAAGAAACCATTGATAGTAAACTAGATGTTGCTATCATTGCTAGTCTTCCTCAATCATTTGAAAGGGCCAACGTTCGTAAGGACCAAGATAAAGAAATCGCTAAGGTAACTACAGACAAGACTATTGGCAAGATCAAAGATCGTGTTAGTCTTAATGTTACTGTATTAAGAACTTTCCTATCTCACAAATGGAACTGCTACTTCATAACAGCAGTAACTGACAATGATGAGGTTGTATTCTTTGGATCATCAAAGATCGTAACCAAAGTTGGTGAAGTCATGTCTATCAAAGGAACAGTAAAAAGTTACCGAAAGGACGATAATGGTATGGTCACTCAACTTAATCGAGTGCTAAAGGAGGCATAATGAAAAATTATTTAATTGGATTTGTGATAGGGTACTTATTGTGTGCCTATTCGTTTGGTGGATCAGAAGGAATGGCAATTGTTATTGAAGAAGCATTTACTCAAATAAGCATGTGGATTTCTGAATTTAAACAGTCAATTGACGGTTGACATTGAATACGTTTGGCTGTATAATAATAGTATATTTAGGAGAAACATATGAGTGCAAGTTGGATACATAAAATTAACGAATCAAATTCAAAACTTCATAAGCAAGATGTTTTGACCCAAGCATTAGAAGCCGCTACTTTAGGCAGTGAGAATGCAGATACGTTCCTTAAACTTGCTGGCATGTGTTACAATCCATATGTTACATTTGGCATCAAAAAGATTCCAGACAATCAGGAATCAGATAGGGACTATGCCAACCCTTACCCAGAGTTTATCGAATTACTAGAACAACTTAAAGAACGTAAGTTGACTGGTAATGATGCTATTGATGCAGTAGCAAAAATGTCACTACAATTTTCTAGTGATGAATGGAACAACTTTTGTGCTCCAGTCATTCGCAGAGATTTACGTGCTGGATTTTCTATATCCACAATCAACAAAGTTTGTAAGAAGACTGACTACGAAGTACCAGTCTTTAAATGCCAACTTGCTACAAATGGCGATGGCAGACCTGAAATGTCAGGCACCAAAAGACTTGAGCCTAAATTAGATGGTGTAAGAGTTCTAATGGTAGTATCGTTTGAGCCTGGCATGTATGATCATCCTGAACCTGTCGCAACTTGCTACAGTCGTAATGGCAAAGTCTTTGAGAACTTCACACACATTGAAGATCAAGTAACCACTAATGTAAGAAAAATAATTACATTGTTAGGCAACGAGATTGGTAATTGTGCAAAGGGTTTTGTATTCGATGGAGAAGTTGTTGGAGCATCATTCAATGAGTTAATGAAACAAGCACGTAGAAAAACTGATGCTAAGGCTGATGATACAGTGTTTCATGTATTCGATGTCATGCCACTAGCAGACTTTCAACGTGGACATTGCAATGCACAGTTTAGAAAACGTATTACTGCAATGAACAACTTAAGACCTTTATTAGAAGGCCTCAGTTCCGTAGAAACTATGTCACATATTATTGTTGACTTAGATACTGATGAAGGCAAACAAGAAATCAAAACATACTCTAACGATATGGTCAATGCAGGATTCGAGGGCATTATGATCAAAGATTTAGAGGCACCTTACGAGTGTAAACGTAATCTCTTCTGGATGAAATGGAAGCCTACTATCACTGTAGACTTAGAAGTCATTGCTATCGAAGATGGCACTGGACGTAATGAAGGTAGATTGGGTGCATTAGTTTGTCAAGGGACAGACGATGGCAAACTAATCAAAGTTAATGTTGGCTCTGGATTTTCAGATGAGCAACGTGACGAGTTTTACTCAGCATCTGACGATGTAATAGGCGAGACTGTTGAAGTATTATGTGATGCAGTATCTCAAAACCAAGATGGAACATATAGTCTACGATTCCCAAGATTCGTAAGATTTAGGGACGACAAATAATGAATATAGAAATAGGAAAAACTTATCAAGTAAGTAACAAGTACAAAAAACGTTATGTTGAGTATGAGTATCTTAAAAACTATGACACCGATGATATTGTGTGCATAGAAACAGGCTGGAGAAGTGGTAACTGGTTTGTTACTCCACAAGATGAACATGAAGTCGAAATGTTAGTCGAAGCAATGGCTGACGATTTTGAAGATGAGTTGGAGATGAATGATTTCTCTGAAGCAGAAATGATTGACTCATGGGACGGCTGTTGGGACGATTGGGACTGGTCACGTTTCAAGTCTAAAGAAGGCGAAGAACTAGAAGAATTTATAGAAGAAGTACAAGACGAAGGCGAGTGCTATCTTTTAGATAACGGCTTTGATTCTGATGAATGTATCAGTATCTTTCAAGGCCAAATAATAATAGAACCAAAGGTAGAACAAGTTTCTAACGATCTACCTGATCTATCAATCATCGAAGACGCAGTTGAGGAACTACGAAAAGATATTGAAGGCGAATAATAAAGGAGAATAATATGCAAATAGAAGCAGAAACAAAAGAAATCATGTCCTTAGCGGACATGCTACCAGCACAGCCAGGTGATGGAGACTACATTGATAGCGACAACGGACAATGTTGTTGTGGTGAATATCAATGCAAAGAAGAGTATGTTCATTGGACATCAGGATACTAATATGGCGAAAGTAATATTAGCAACGATGTCTGAATGGCATCAAGTCCAAAGAAAATATCAATTAGAAATTGATGTAGCATATCTTAAAGATATTTTTCCAGATAAATCTGATAAAGAAGTCCAACAAATGTTTGATGATCTTGTATCAGGAGATTTACTTGTCGATGACCTAGAAGAAATGGGTTACGAGGAAAATGGTTATGATAAGTTTTACGGAATCGATTGGGACTACATGGATGAAGACGACTGGTGGACTATGAGAAAGGGTGGCTTTGATGTTACCTATGACCAAGAGGTAATAGATAAGCCAGAACCAATCTCAGATAATCCAGAGTTTGTTGCTAAAATCGAAGAAACAAAACAAGCCTTTAAGGATTACAACAATGAGTAAATGGTCAGAGCCTAATAACCTTCCACACATACCAGAAGGATTAGTAGGTTCCAAACATACCTTTCCAGATGGTGACTCTATACTGATCTTTGAGATCAAAATGAGAGACAGACTAATAGAAGGAGCAGGGGTAGAAGGAATAACTCCCTTTATTACATATGAGATTCAACAGGGACCTGGTATCCCTAGAAGGCATCAAATGTCGTATAATGACTTCCTTGGAATGTATGGACATCTATTCCCTACTATGTCTGGCAAGCAAGAATAATGCTAAATACTATAGTAAAATAGCGTAATTACACAGGAACCCAATTATATGAAGGCAAATTCATTTATAGCCTGGCTGACATTATTGACAGCACTTACTATCAGTGGTGTTGCAATTTTTTATTCAGTATCAGGTTTAGCCGCAATATTCTCAGCGGCCGTTATCCCTATTATTATTATGGGAGGCGTATTAGAGGTAAGCAAACTCGTTACAGCAGTTTGGTTACATAAGTATTGGGGTATAGCCACATGGTGGTTAAAGACTTACCTCAGTATTGCCGTGCTGGTCCTAATGTTGATCACATCAATCGGTATCTTTGGATTCTTATCTAAAGCACATGATACTGCATCTGGTAATGCGACAGAAGCCATTGCAACTGTAAATAGAATCGATGGACAGATTGCTAGAGAAGAAAATAGAATTCAAATACTTGAAGACCGTATTGCTGGATTGAACTCTGGTGATGGGTTTGATGTATCTAGTTCTATTACTCAACAACAAGAAATTATTAATGGTGCTAGAGGCGCAGTACAAGCCGATATCGATTACAACCAAACACAGATTACTGCTATCAATGAAAGATTAGATAGAGACTTACAAGCATTAGAGACTTCTTTAACAGCAGACATCAAAGTACAAACAGATAAACTTATACCCTTAGATGAACTCGTAGCAAGTTATAGAGACGAAGAAGATTCTGGGTTTATCAATAGAACAGATAACAGAGGTGAGGCTGAACGAGTCTTACAAGAACAAAAACCAGAACGTGATGCTATTGCCGCAGAAATAACTAGACTTAGAGATAGTGCAAGGGACAGAGAATCAGAGTTACGTAGGGAAGCCTCAGTCGCAGTTAGAGAAGCACAAGGTAACATTAATGACTATCGTGCCCAAACACAATCAACAGTTGATGCCGCAACAGCAGAAATCAATCGTCTAAGAGAACAATCCAATTCATCACAAGATGATGACCTTGCTCAGATAGATGAATGGAACCTTATAATAGATGGTATCTATACTACAATCGATGAACTTAAAGGCGAAAAGTTTGAGTCTGAACAAGCAGTTAGATTAGTTGAGAGTGAAGTAGGTCCTATTAGGTACATTGCTGAGTTCTTTACTGGTACAGAAGATGCTGATGCAAGTCTATTAGAGACAGCAGTATCATGGTTGATCGTGGTTATCATCTTTGTATTTGATCCACTAGCAGTCTTATTGCTAATCGCAAGTCAGTACACATTTGAACAACGTAGAAAAGAGTTGTTCCCTGACGGAGAGCCAACACTAAAAAAGCCTGAGCCAGAGGAGCCTGTAGCACCAGAACCTGAGGAGCGAGGAGAGTTCGATAGTCAACCATTTGGCGAAGAATACCCATATTTAAACTTTGAAGCAATCAAGCCTAGCATTGATGAAGCCAGAAAAGCATTTGAAGATTGGGAAAAGGCAGAACAAGCAAGACATGATAAAGAAAACGAAGTCGAATCTGTATCAATCGATCCTACTCCTGAAGCAACACTTGAAGAAGCAAAAAAAGCATTAGAGGCTTGGGAAGAAACACTTCCTAAAGAAGAGCCTGTAGTCGAAGAAGTTGTAGAACCTATTATTGAAGAACGACTTGTTGAAGTCCCAGGACCAGAACGAATAGTCGAAGTAGAGAAGATCGTTGAAGTAGAAAAGATTGTTGAAGTTGAAGTAGAAAAGATTGTTGAAGTTGAAGTACCTGTTATTGAAGAACCTAAAGAAATCACTGTTGATTCTGACATTATTACAACAGGTGTTACTGTTGAAAGAAAAGAAGAATCTGATTATATGTTAGATCCAGAAGGGCGTTCAATTCAGAAAGATGCTTTAAAATCACTACACCCAGAACTGTTCTTAAATACAGATGATACAGTTACACCAACTCATAGTTTTGGTTCAACCTTTCCAAAAGTTGCAAACAAAGGTGATATCTTTGTACGAGTAGATGCTAACCCAAATCGTGTATTCAAGTTTGAAGGCACACAATGGATTGAAATTCAAAAGGACCAATCTGATTCTTATCTATATAATGATGAATATCTTAAACACTTAGTTTCCAAAATCGAAACAGGTGAATATGATGTGGATTTATTGTCAGACATTGAAAAACGACAGATAGAAGAATATCTAAAAGATAACAAATAAAACTTGACATAAGGTACTTAAACGTGTACACTGTATAGACATAGTGACACACATAGGTACACATAATGACATTTTATCGACACATTATTATCATTCCATTAGTAGGAATGCTCACAGCATGTGGAGGGGGCGGAGGCTCAAGCACACCTGTTCAACCCACAGGCAGTGGTACTAGTCCAAGTACTCCCCAAGCCACAGCATCTATCACAGCAAGTCAATCAAGTGTAATGCAAGGTGACTCAGTAGTCATATCTTGGAATAGTTCTAACGCATCAGCATGTACAGCATCAGGCTATTGGTCAGGTACTAAGGCAACTTCGGGTAACCAAACTATTACTATGTCTGGTAATGGTAGTAAAACATTTGGTATATCATGTGGAGGTGCATCAGCACAAGTATCTGTACAGATCAACACAGAAGACTCTGAGGGCTCCTGTGTGAACCCTCACAACGCAGACATATATGAATCATATCTAGGCAAGTATGAATTGCCGACCCCTCAGAACTCGTTTAGTGACGATCACGTCAAGTCAATTGGTCTAAAGGATTACGGTGTCGAATGGATTTATGGTAACTATAGAAATGACAATGCCTCTTGGATCCAAGACTGCACACAGTCTCAATACACTAAATTAATGTATAGAACAACCTTACGAAGACTCAAAGAACATGGCGTTACAGAAGTCAACATATACAATTTTGGTTATTGGCAATCAGGCAACGTAGAAGTTTGGCAACTGAACCACAACTCTAAGCATTTAGATGATTGGGTAGTTGAATACATTGTTGCTGAAGCAGAAAAGTTAGATATCGAAACTCATTATACTTGGCAGTTTCTAACACAAGATACAAACCGAACTCAGTTATTTGAAGGCTTTTTAGAAACTGGTTATGTAAAATTAGACATGCCACTCTTAAAGAAAATTATGGATACCCACGAAGAACACATCTTGTGGGAAGCAGATCGTTTAGAACAACTTGGTGTTGGAGCAATATCTGCTGACTGGAGTGCAATGTGGCTATGCTTTCATTGTGGTACTAGTGACGATTCAGAAATAACACAAGAAGAAATTGATGAACTCAAAGACTATTACATGGAGAGACAAGGTAGTATCATTGATCAAATCAGAGGAAGATTCTCGGGCAGAATATATGTTGGTGAGGGTCCTCAATGGAATGATAAAAGAGTATTTGATAAGGTAGATGGTATCATCTTACCATTTGGACACATGTTCTTTGAAGATGAAGTTGCAACTGCTACAGTTGACAAGATGCAAGAACGAGCAACGCTATGGATAGAAACAAAGTTTGACGAATGGAATTGTTTAACCAGTCAACCATGTTGGTACAACTCAAGTTCGACTGTGCCTCCAGTCATGTTTAATGCATTTGCTCAAAGTCATGCAGGATTTCTATCAAGTGGTTGGTTAGAAGACGGATTCTGTACACAAGGAACTGTAAACGATGTCGGAACCAATTGTATACAATATCAAATAGAAACTGATTTCTCTGCTCAAGCAATATTCACAGAAGGATTATTTAGAGCAGTCGATACTCAGGGTTGGTTTGAGACGCTAGGCACAACAACATCGACAGGGTATTGGTTATCAGATACATTGATACCAGACACTGGACAATCTTCAGCAAAGACAATAGAAGGGTTCCCAAATATATCACAATCAATCAGAGGGAAACCTGCAGAGAAATTATTCAAGTACTGGTATACAGGACAATATGAACAATATGACCCAACGATAAGACAATGATTTACCCAAATGCATTGTTTATCATAACCCAATCTTGTATAATAAACTATACTTTAAAATGAGTAGGAGAAACAAATGAAAAATGTAGCAATAATATTAAGTCTTGGACTAGTCATGTCAGGATGTTCAATGATGGGTTCAAAGAACTCAGTTGATAGACCAGACGGACCAGACACTGAACCATATATGAGTCAGGAACTAACATCTAAGTTCAACAAAGATGGTGTTGTAGTCAAGTCTGAATGTCTAAAAAGAAAATGGACATTAGGTTGTAAAGAGTTGAACATCAAAGAAATCAAAGTAACAGTGACTGTTAATTCTAATGGTGGGACAAATGCTCTAGCAGTCAATGCAAGGGAAGCAGGAGAAGTTCTAGCACTAGCAAAACTTTCAGATTTCCATGGAGTCGAAGTCACCTCAGATAGAGTTGTAAAGACAATCGTAAAGAACATTGAGAAGGGCGAAGACACCATTAATAATATAATGAAAGGCTCAGTAGAAATCACAGAAGAAGAAGCCTTAGGCGATACATCAGTACGTGTCAATGCTAATGACATGGAACGTATAGTGACATCAACTGCAACAGCCTTTTCAAGTCGTAGACTAGTAGGCGTAGGCTTTGAACACAAAAAGATAGACGATCAACTAATGCGTGTGACAGCAATTTGGACACGTGAGAACGAAGAACTAATTAGAAAATTATCTTACTAAGGAGTTAAGTCTATGAGAAGCCTACTTCTCTTACTCCTATTCATATCTTCTCCAGTATACGCAATCGTAGTTACTGGAGAGGGTTTCTCATTCGAGGACGCAAAACAACAAGCATTTAAACAAGTCATTGAAAAAGAAGTTGGTGTTATTGTTGATTCAGAACGTATCGTTGTTGAAAAGGATCTTGTATCTAGCAAAATTTTAACATACAGTGCAGGGTTTATCACAAGTTACAATGTATTAGAACACACTCCAATGGGAGAAATGCATTATGTCAAGTTAGATGTTACAGTCGCATCTAGTAAGTTAAAAGATTTTATATTACTTCAACCATTTGATATACTAGACTATGATGGCAGTCAAATCAAAGAAATGATTGACTCATTTAAACAACAAGCCATAGATGCAGATACATTAGTCAACAACTTTTTGAAATACTATCCACATGAAGCATATCTAGTCACAACAGATGAATATGTAGTTAAGACTGACCCTTATAGAAATGCGTACATAGAAATACCATATCAGATAAAATGGAATGATGAGTTTATAAACAGTTTTGCAGAGATTGCAGGATATGTTGGTAGTAGAACGACTATATTGGGTTCTCCTATATTGTTGTTTGCTAAACATTCAACTTATTACTTTTATGATAGAATTACCTTTGCAAATATTAAGAAGGTCTTTGATAAGAATGAATATATCCGAATAAGTGTTATTAATGCAAAGAATGAACCACTGCTAAATACATGTGTTCAAAGCATAAAATACAACGGAATTACCGGGACTTCAATGGATGGACATCTAATGATGTATGGCGGTGGTGGAAATAATCTGGTGATACAAAATAACAAAAAAGTATCAAACATTGCGAGAATAGAACTAACTGATGATGTAGCAAATTTGTTAACCAGTCAGGTGAAGATAAAGATAGATGTAAGTTCAATAGATAACTGCTACGGATAAGGACACCATAAATGACAGAGAAAAATACACATTGTTCATTCTGTGGAATGCACAAAGATTCAGTTGTGAAACTGATTGTTGGAGAGGAAGCCGCAATTTGTTCTGACTGTGTTACCTTGTGTGAATCTTTGATTGTCAATGAAAACGTTGAATCTAAAGATAAAGAAACTGACAAAAAAACACGTAGCCTAGATGCGTATGCAATCATGCGACATCTAAACAAGTATGTTGTAGGACAAACATCAGCAAAGGAAGTATTGTCTGTTGCTATATCAAATCATTTTAAAAGAGTTTTTAATCCGCCCCCAAAAGGGTTAGAAATACATAAAGGAAATGTACTTTTGATTGGTCCAACTGGGTGTGGTAAAACATTACTAGCAAAGTCAGTTGCCAAATACTTAGACGTTCCGTTTATTGTTACTGATGCTACTAATTTAACAGAAGCAGGTTATGTCGGAGACGATGTAGAAAGTATGTTAGGTGTATTGTTAGCCCAAGCAGACAACGATGTAGAGAAAACAGAACGCGGCATTATCTTTATCGATGAGATAGACAAAGTAGCACGTAAGAGTGAAAACGTCTCTATAACACGTGACGTGAGCGGAGAGGGCGTCCAACAAGCACTCTTAAAGATAGTAGAAGGTACAACTGTACGAGTTGCTCCTAATGGTAAACGTAAGCATCCTAATGAACCGATGGTGGAGATTGATACAAAAAATATACTCTTTATCGCAGGCGGAGCATTTGGTGGCTTAGAAGAAGTAATTAAAAGTAGAACAACAGGTTCCAGTTTAGGATTTGGATCAGAACTAAAAGATCAACAGGAAGGACATTTTAAAGATGTAAGACCAGATGATCTAGTTAAGTACGGTATGATTCCAGAATTCATTGGAAGATTTACAACTACAATCAATGTAGAGAAACTAAACAAACAAGAACTAATTAAAGTGTTGACAACTGTCAGAAGTAACTTTGTTGACCAGTATACATATTTGTTTAGTATCGATGATATTGAGTTATCGTTTACAGATGATGCTATTGAAGAAATGGTAATTAATTGTATACAACTAAAGACAGGTGCAAGAGGATTACAGACTGAAATAGAACGAGTATTGATGCCTCATATGTACAACATAGGTAAATATAAAAAGAACGGCATCACAGAGATAAATATAGACAAGGAATTAATAATTAACCCTAAGACCATTATATGAGAAAAGATTACAGACCAAACAATAACTCAAAATATCAAAAAGATAGACCCAAAGCAGGGGGAAAGCAAGTTATCGTAGAGTATGATAATGTTGACCAAGCCTTAAGAAAATTCAAAAAGAAAATTCAGAACTCTGGATTACTTGATGATATAAAGAAAAAAGAATTCTTTGAAAAGCCAACTAATGCTAGAAAGATCGCAAAAGCAATGGCAGTCAAACGTGAAAAGAAAAGACAAGCAACTGAATTGGGACCTAGAGGCCCACGTAGTCGCAGAAGATAACCCAAAAACACTTGAAAAAATCTCGTTTATCATTATATATGATAAATAGATGTGTGAAAAGATAGGTTTCTTATCACACGGATGCCGAAAGGGTCCAAACAATTAATCTTGCTTTATTAAAGGAGAAATACTATGACAAGCAATATACCAACCTTCCGTCTAAACCATTTAGACATTCCATCAATTCACAAATTCGGAATCGGCTTCGATTCTATATTTGAGGATATTCATCGACTATCATCATTAGCAGGTAAGGATAATTATCCCCCTTATAATGTGATAAAGATCGATGATGATCACTTTTGCATTGAACTAGCACTTGCTGGTATTGATAAAGAAGCACTCGACATTGAGTTGAATCAAAATCAATTAACAATCTCTACAAAGAAAGTAGAGGCGCCTACTGATGAAGGCAAGTTCGAAGATAAGATAACAGAACTAGAGTACCTACACAAAGGTATCAGTAACAGATCGTTCAGTAGAGCGTTTACACTTGCTGATCACGTTATTGTGACAGGTGCTGATATGCGTAATGGCATATTAAAAGTTAACTTAGAACGTCAACTTCCGGAAGAATTAAAACCCAGAAAGATTGACATTTCCTCAGATAAATAGTATTATAAAGGTATGTTGTGAGCAGTTTCGACTGCTCACACTTTTTAACTCTTAATAATAAGGAACTAATATGTCACAAGAATTTGATGCAAACACAGAAGCAAAAATTAAACCCAACTTTGCTCTACAAGAGCCACCTTTGTTTCGAGTTATCTATATGAATGATGAAGTCACTACAATGGAATTTGTAGTAGATTCACTATGCGAGTTTTTTAGTTATAATCCGGACACCGCTAGTCAGATTACAACAGACATTCATGCCAATGGTAGTGCTACTGTAGCAGTCTTGCCATATGAAATAGCAGAACAAAAAGGTATCGAGGTTACACTTGATGCACGATCTAAAGGTTATCCCTTACAAATTAAAGTCGAAGCAGAACTAGAGTAGTGATCAATTGGTCTTGTAGACACACGTGGAAACAAAGCAGTATCAATACTGCATGGTGTTTACTAGGCTGTTCTATTGGTGACTTTGGAACTATTTTTGTATTTCAAAACATAGAACACAGTTGGGCAGTATGGCAAGTAATGAGTCTTGCAATAATGAATGGACTACTCACAAGCATAGCATTAGAAACTATTATCCTTAGTAGACAGATGTTGTTAAGCCTTGCATTTAAAACAGCAATAGGAATGAGTCTTATCTCAATGATTGCTATGGAACTTGCAATGAATGTAACTGACGTTTTACTGACCGGAGGAGCAATGCTTACTTGGTGGGTGATACCATTTATGTTGTTAGCAGGATTCGTTACCCCACTTCCATACAACTACTGGCGATTAAAAGCCTTAGGCAAAGCCTGTCATTAAACTGAAACAGTTACACGTCTAGCGAAATACTCTTTCATTGGAGTATCTCCTAGAGGGTGTGTCACACAACGCAAATCTTGTTTACGAGGCAGAAGTAAAGTTGCATCAACTGGTTTAGAGTATGAACCATATATCCAGTGAGTTACTTTACTTTCTGTATCTGCATTAATGATAGTATCCAAAGGTATCTGAGTCTCAGAGTAACTAGGCACTTCTCCAAAGTAACAGTTGGGGTTAGGGACAGCATTTGTTACAACTATGATTTTCTTAACATCTAAGTGTCGTTGAAGTTTTTCGATAGTCGAATGCAAAAATCCCATATCATCTAAACGATATTGATTATATTTTAGATCCTCAATTGAGATGGCTTGGTGAGATGGCGTAGTAGCAGATTCCCAACAGTTTGATCCTATAATAGCAATACCATCTATAATCACAATGTTGTGATGTAGTATCACTAAGTTAGGAATCTTCTTAGAAAGGTTAACTATTAGACCAGTTCTTTCATTTGTATTTTCAACTCCGTCATATTCTGCGGAGCCAGGACAATAGAACACGCCTTGATAGTACCTTGCAAGATGGGTAAGGGTTTGTTGTATTGTACGAACATCAGAACTGATATTACCACTTACAATACAGTATAGACTTGTGGCTTTGTTTTCCCAGTTAAAACTATCTTCCGGCTTTAAATGGAGATCACCTATAACATCAAACCCGATGTCGATCATTAACTAAGTCCTTACTTAAGAACTTTTAGTTTTGGATCTGCTTTTCCGCCAGTTGCCTTTTTAGCCTTTGCTGGTGCCTTTTTAGCCTTTGCTGGTGCCGCCTTCTTAGCCTTAGCAGGTGCTTTCTTTGCTTTTGCAGGCGCTTTTTTGATTTGTGTTCCGCCACCTGTACCACTGCCGCCAGTTGAAGGTGTAGAAGATTTACTTTTTCTCTTTGAGATTAAGAAAGCAACTACTGCGATAACCACTAAACCAATTAGTAGATTTGAATCCATGTTTAACTCCTATTATATAATAAAACATTTTACAACTACTATTTAGTACCGTATTGCAAAAGTATATCTTTTCCTGTAACATGTCACTACAGACTAAATAATTTAAGACAAAGGAATATTAAATGAATGTTAAAAATGCAGAAAGACATTTAACGATCTGGTTGAACGAAGGGCTACCTACTAAATCGAAGCAAAAAAGACATCCATATAGACCGACTATCCCAATCATCAAAAAAACGTGGAGAGTACTCAATGTACTATGTTTTGACAATGAGTTATGTATGCCTGAATTTAGTTTACACTCTCATAAATGGTGGTGGGCAATGTGTATAAGCAATGGAGGCTTACCCAAAGCATTGAAAACAAAATCTAATTGTGAGATAATGCTCAGTGATAAATGGTTTTGTAGACAGTGGTTTATTGACACACTAGCACATGAAATGGCACACCAATATCAATGGGATATTGATGGCGTACAAAGAATAAAAATAGGTAAGGATCCTCTTATGTCCCATGGTCCTTCATTTTTTAAACATAGACAACGATTAGAGGAACACGGCTTGTACTTAAAGATAGCACACAGGAACGAGAAATGGTTTCAATATCAAAGTCTTAAAAAATGCTGATAAATAGTATTATGACTACTGATATCCGAAACATTTTAAACGTACTGGAAGCAAAGGAAGAAGATACGCCAATTACCAAAGAGGAAGTTGAACGTCTACTCAAAGCCAATGGTTATGAAGATTTAAAGGTTAGTGGAAACAAAATTACTGTACTCACTCAATTGCCAGACGGTCAAAAGTCAGGTGAGTTTAGATCAGCACAGATGCAAGAGATTGTATCTTACTTAGACCAAGAAGTTCCGGAACACAAGCCATCATATTCTGCCGCAACTAACTTAAGCAGTATTGGTGGAATTGTATTTGCTGATAGTAAAGTATATATTCTTGTTAAAGACATAGGTAAGCAAGGTGACAAAAGTGCCGGTATTGGTAATGAAGTAGAAATTGCTAGTATGATAGAATCTGTAATTCAGAAGTATGGTACTGCTGATATTATGTTTGTTGATGATCGTGGTATTGAATTAGAAATGAAAGATGCCGACAATGTTATTGTAGCAGGAAGAGATACTGGCAACAGAAAGAAAGCAGATATTGTTATTACTAGTGGAGAAGACCAACTACCTATTAGTATTAAAAAACTTGATGCGGCCGCTTGGGAAAGTGCTGACTCATTAATTGGTGCTAAAGCAAAAACAATCATAGATAAGTTAGTCGGCGAAGGTTTACTAGAACTGATTAAGATTGGAGAAAGAAAAGATGGTTCTCCAGTTTATAAAATGAGTAAAGAAGTTGTTATTGAACCAACTGAAGAAGAAGCAATGAACGCAATCTTTGGTAACGACATCAATCCAGCAGGTGGAATTATTATTCAAACATTTAAGCCAGAGCATTACACACAAGAAGAAGATAAAGTAACAGTCGAGGCTCATGCTGTTATCAAGTCAATAGAAGATATACCACACAGTCATTTAATGGTTTGGTTGTTACGTAACGACAAGACTAGAAATATTGCATCAATTGGATATGCAGGTATCAGACCACTAGGAGTTACATTGGAAAGAGGTTTTGGGAAGAAAGGTAACAAGGATGTTATTACTGTAAACAAAGATGGTGACGTGGTAGATGCAAAAGAGATTATTGCATTAGACAAAGAACTTGATCGTATACAACAAAAAGAAATTGATCAAAGAGAGAAAGAAGCAGAAGAATTTAAACAAACATCTAAAAAACTTGCACGTGGCAACAACAAAGAATTGGATGATGTATTCAGTAAGAGATTAGCAGAAACATCTCCTGTCGGTAGACAAAAAAGACTCACAAAAAAACTTCTTGGACTAACTAACAGCAATTAAATACTTACATGTACAAAAAGATGCATGTCACATATTCTGGCGAAGACGATCTCATATTAACTTATAATATTAATGACACCTCTATTGCTCAACGCTGGGCTAAACTGTTAGCAGAATCAGTTGAGAAGTACTCTATAGATGACCCTGAGCGTCTCTACGGCTTCGATACAGAGACGATAGAACGTACAAGAGCAGTTGATGCTATCAATCGATGCATAGATATCATTAATGAATATAGACCAAACTTTGTAGAACGTAGAATGACTACTCAGTTACACCAAGACGATCTTAACTATCTACACCACATCTTTGAAGTCTATCATGGTATGCTTAATGAACCACACGAGTTCTTTACTGATGCTCCCAAAGAAGTTCAACATGCCTTAGGTCAACTAAATATAGAAGTACATAGATGTGAAGCCATGTCACCAGGGTCTATTAGAAAGTTAATGCCTCGACATGTTGTTACTTATTATGATCAGCCTAGAGGACAAGAATACAGACAGTTACAAGATGAAGACTACGAAGAGTTTACTGACCTGACTGAATTTGGAACAGTTTATCTATTATATGTAGAGATAGGCAAGACATTACAAGACTTAGCATTTGATAATGACCAACATATTAGTGATGAAGCATATAAGCCTTTTAGACACTATGCAAGTGATTTTGTTATCAGATACTTTACTAATTCGCATAGTACATGGAACAAGAATCGCAAGATATTTAAAAAGCATTATGACGAGAACAAAGAATTTTATGATGCAAGATATAATTACGGTCATATATACAATAGACCAGGAAACATACCGTTAGCAAAGTTGCAAACGCATTTATCTCCTGAACAAGTAGTAACCGAAATACAAAAAAGACAACGTGTAAGTTCGGTAACATTAACATAACCAAAAGTGTTGCATATAACAGACATTACCTGTATAATGCATACTTTAAGAAATATAATTTAGAGGAAATAGTATGGCACTAGTACCAATGGTTTTAGAACAAACAAGTCGTGGTGAACGTAGTTACGACATTTACAGTAGATTGCTACGTGATCGTGTTATCCTATTAGAAGGTGAAGTACATGACACTATGGCTAATCTAATTGTAGCACAGTTGCTATACCTAGAAAGTGAGAACAGTGAAGCAGATATTTCTCTTTACATTAACTCCCCAGGTGGAAGTGTAACAGCAGGTATGGCTATCTATGACACCATGCAATTCATTAAGCCTGAAATCAATACAATCGTTATGGGTCAAGCGGCATCGATGGGTAGTCTATTAGCACAAGCAGGTACTGCTGGTAAACGTAAAATGCTTCCACGTGCTAGGCACATGATTCATCAGCCAAGTGGCGGTGCAAGAGGTCAAGCAACTGATATGGAAATTCAAGTCAAAGAAATCTTAGAAATGAAAAAGTATTTGACTGAGATTTATGAGGAGCATAACTCTAAAGGTAAAACTTTTGAACAACTCAAAGCAGACATGGAGCGTGATAACTTTATGAATGCACAAGAAGCACTTGACTATGGTCTTGTTGATGAGATTGTCAAAAACCGTGACTAAATGAAATGCTTAATTCTTTCAGAAAACAGTAATGGTGTATGGCCTCATCTTCACTTTAGAAGCATGGGGTCATATGAATTACGGAATAGATTAGAAGCAAAAGGTCATACTGCCACTATCATTGAGTGGTTTACTAAATGGAATAAAAAACAACTTAAGTCAATCATAGAAGCATATGGGCCAGATGTCATTGCTACTTCTACACCTTTTCACACACAAGACTTAAACTATTTAAGAGACATTCTTAAATGGGCACGTGATACTTATCCTGATATCAAAATAATCCACGGTGGCTCCAGACAATATGATGATGATTATGGAGGACTAATTGATGTATTCTTTCTGGGTCGTAGCATGGAGATATTTGATGCTTGGCTCGATCAAAAAGACTTAGAGCAATATACTATACAAACAGAACCACTGGTGTTAATCAATCATCAATTTGATGAGTTTATAGACAATCCAGTCTTACCAACGTTGAAAGACGAAGATTTTATATCACCTAAAGATATTCTTGGCTTTGAACTAGGAGTAGGATGTAAATTCAATTGTTCTTTTTGTAATTACGAATTGCGTAATTCTAAGATCACTAACTTAGCAGACCCTAAAGCACTACATAATTATTTTTTAGAAGCATATGAGAAATATGGTGTAACCAATTTCTTTGCAAGTGATGATACAATTAATGAGACTGATACTAAGTTAGAGATACTTGCAGAAGCAATGAGAGGACTTCCGTATCACCCTCAGATAACTGCGTTTGCTAGACTTGATCTAGTTACAAGCAAACCCAAACAATTGAAATTGTTAGAAGAGATTAACTTTAGAAGTTTGTTCTTTGGTATTGAATCATTTAATCCAGAAGCTAGTAAACTGATCAGAAAGAAAAGTGGCATTGGAGACAACATTGAAACTCTACGTAAAGTTAAAGAATCATGTGATACTTATACCGTTGGTGGCATTATATTAGGATTGAACAGAGACAGTGAAGAATCGATTCGTAGTTCAACGGAGTTGATTGTTTCAGAAAGATTGTTGTCATCTATACAATATTATCCATTGTCAATTACCAAACCAGAAGGACAATATGATCCTTATTTTGCAAGTGACATTGATAAAGATCCAGAAAGTTTTGATTATAAGATAATAGAAGTATCTCAAGCACATCATGGTAACAAGCAATTGCCAGTCTATGTTTGGGAATCAGATTGGACTGACTTTAAAGAAATGTCAGTGTTACAAGAAACACTACATAATGAAATAGAGTCCGATATCGAAAGTCTGAATCATTTAGAGTATGCAGGAATGTATGCGTTAAATCAATATGCTCCAGCATATTCACCTAAGGCTAGAGAGCAGTTGAAGTCACAATGCTATGCATATTCTGATGCTATGAAATCTACCTATATCAAACAGAAAATAGCATCTATCTAAGTGGCTCCCTGACGTGGGCTCGAACCACGGACCTAATGATTAACAGTCATTTGCTCTACCAACTGAGCTATCAGGGAATTTATACTAAGACTTATCGTTTACAAAGTCATAAAGTTCTTTAGCAGTTCTAATAACATCGGCTGTATCGATAACTTGCTTAGATAAATCTACGCAGATAGACATATCCTTTCCTGCTATCTCATTGTTATAAAGTAATGCTTCAGTTTCCCTTTGAAGATTTCCTTCTAAGATACCCTGTGCTTGACCTAATAGATCGGCTCTGATTTCGAACCCTGATTTATTTGAATTTGACATATTTTACTCCTTTTGTGTGTGTGTTAATTGTCAATAGTATTTATGTTGTATCATACACTGGATAAATAATTTATAAGTCATTGATTTTGTAGGGTAAATAAATGCCAAATAAGTGAAATAATGCTTGACTTTGGTACCAAAAACCCTTATAATATATACATATTCACAATAAAGAACAGGAAATTATATGTCTTACAATATCTTTCAAATCAAAGTAACTGAAGAAATCTACGACTTTGTTAATGGTCCAGAAGGTGGACACTCAGAGACTGCTAAGAAGTTCCCACTGTATGAGGCTCGTTTAGAGACTCAACACAATGGTTCTGAAGGCTTTCGTTCAGATATGTTTGAGCATTACACTCAAGTATGTACAGTTGCTGGTTTTGAAGAACGTGACTTAGAGACTGTTTTCAAAATATTAAATGGTTTCTACTTCAACGAGGAGACTGGTACTGACTCAGTATTTGAGGAGTTTGTAAGTGGTTTCAAAATGAGAACTTTCTTAAATAAGAAGACCAAAGAAGTGCGTGAAGTGAGAGATATGCATTCACTATCAGTTGGTGACATTATCGAAGATACTGTAACTGGAAAATTTCATATGGTTGATGGCTTCGGCTTCAGCGAACTTACATTAGAAAAGGAGTTAGTAGCATGATGATATTTGTAGGTGATTTTGTAAATTTGGGTTCCAGCAATAACTGGTTGGAAGTAGTTAAAATTTTAGGACCAATGCACATTCGGTTGAGCAATGGTCAAACTGTGGAAGCCAGTGAGAAACATATCACCGACTATCGTAGTGCAGGTGAAATGGCAGAAGTAAATTAGAGGTAGCATAATGTCGTTTGAAATTTCAGATCAAAAAGGTTTTCAAATCACTTACCAAAACGGGTACACAGTATCCGTTCAGTTTGGTGGTGGCAACTATTGTACTAACCGAGACTTGCCATATGGCGAAGAAGTTCCACCTAGTGACACAGCCGAAACTGCTTTAATGACTAAAGATGGTTTTGTCGAGTATCAAGGTGATGATGTGCAGGGTTACATGTCTCCTTCAGAAGTTCTTCAGTTAATGGTGTATGCAGAAAGTCTTCCACCTTATGACGAGTTGACAGCATTTGTTTCTGGACAAAATCCCCAAGAAGAAAAAGAAGGTAGTTTCTACGGGTACAATGAAAAAAGCGACAATTTCGTTCCAGGGTTAGATGATTAATGAAAGTAGGTATCAATCGTCAAGCACTCAAAGAATCAATTGGGGACACTATACTTGCCACTCTAATTAACTTTCCGTTGATCTGGGCACTCAATTACTTAACGATGGTAGTATTTTTGTTTGGTCCTTTTGGAGTATCAATCACTAACACATTCATTCTATTTTGGATTGCTGTTACTAGAAAGTATTATGTCAGAATTTATTTCGACCAGAAAAACAAGAAAAAAGCCTTAAAAAAATAGGGTAAAAGTGTTGACTTTACCTCCTAGATTCTATATAATAGTAGTATACTTAGGAGATAAAGATGAAGACAATTTACATAGCAACAAAGAATGGTCAAGTCAGAGTACTTAGCCATTTAGAAGTCAGAACGTATTTGCAGATGGGATGGACAATAGCATGATCGTAGAAGTTAAAGTAGTGATCGACACTGAAAAGCCTAAGGACGAAAAACTAGTCGTTAAATTAGTAGAAATACTTGAAGACCTAAGGGAGCAATTAGATGATTGAAGTATTGCAAGAAACAACTAATTGGGAAGGTAATGTCAGCAATGGTATTTACCATGTCAATGCATCAGGTCATTTGGTTCAATACAATGACAAAAAGTTCAGTTCCCCTATGAAGCAGTTTGACAAACGTAGACGTTCATTCACAAAGATTGACGAATACGAAGATGTGACTGCTCCTAGAACATCTAATGTTATCATTGTCCAAGGGTCAAAAGGTAAAACATATACCATTGAAGATGGTCATTGTTCATGTCCAGGCTACAAGTTTCGTGGCGATTGCAAACACGTTAAGGCTATTGCTTAACCCAATTCGATTGCAATTAATCTTTAAGGGAGTATAATAGAAACATGACTATGCATTTAGATGTCCGTTTATCCTCGATTAATACTCGCAAATGCAAGTTAAAGTTGACCAAGGGTAAGATCAAAGAACTAGAATTACGATGGCGTGAGCATAACAGAAGTTGCAAACGCAACCACAATCATGCCTTTAGGTTCGATACATTAGAAGAGTATATCGACTATTCGTACGGCAGACTTCCCAAGAAAGATATCAGGGCAGACAGAAGTGTGTACAAGCCTGAACTATCTTATGCTCAACAACGCATAGCAGAGTTCAACGAGAAGTATCCTAGCAGTACAGAAATGAATGTATCTAGCAAAGGTGATGGTGAGAACGCAGAGTGGCAGAAAGAAAAACAAAAGATTAGTGCTACATACACTATTGCACCAGCGTACAACAAGGGTGCATATCAAGTAGTGCCAAAGAATGAAATTAAACATATAGGCAAATAAAATGACAGAAGAAGAACATGCTTTTGGAAAGGCATTGATGGGTATAATAGCAATAGTATTGTGCGGTTTACTAATAGCATTTTATATGCTAGGTGAAAAGACAATCCCTATTAATTATATAGATGATGTGCCTTCTGAGGAAACAAAGAATATTTCATAATGCAGACAGGTAGACATTTTTATATATCCGATGATGATATAACACGGGTTACAAAGTTTTCTGATGAGATCATTGTACAAGAAGATTCTCCTTGGCATCAGTTTGGTGCCTGTTCTGATATTAGTACTTGGTTGACTCAGTGCCAGACTAAAGATAGTGTTGTTAAATCTTTAGATTTAAATGAGGACAATGGCGACTTAATAGATTCTACTATTTTTATAGAGATAAACTGGGTAATTTATGAACATGACAGGGCCTGTATCGAACAGGACGGTGCTATAGAGATTCTTAATCGACTTACTAAACTAGTAAATGAGTCAAGTAATAAAATTATGTTCTATACAATAAACTGGTTAGGCTCTAAGGGGCTAGGATCATTTATACTGTATATTACTAGTCATGTGAAAAATTATAAGTCTTCATCAAACATTTGGTTTATGACTAGTTTTCCTGTAGAGCAAAAAGTTATACAAGAAGAATTAGATACATATGAAAATGTATCATATAGACCAGGATGGTTTACACAACCTTTTTTTGCTGATGAAGTTGCAAAGCATAATGCGGTTGTACTTAATGAACATCCACAGAAAAGATTTTCTATATTTTCTAGGAGAATTACTCCTGAAAGACAAACTTTATATTTAGAGTTAGTTGACAGAGATATCATTGAGAATTGTTATTATTCATTTGGTACAAGTCATCCTGATTTTTTAGGTGAGAAGGAATGGACTGTAACTAAAGAACAAATGTTAGAGGTAGTTGAGAAGGCTCCAGTTAGCAATTTATTTTTTGTTGATAAAGGTAAAAACACTAAGATCGCTGAGTGGATAGAAGGAACTCCATATACTATAGGTGACTACGATAATATCTACGATCCTCTACTTAATGAGTATACTGTATCATCAGATATACAGATAGTAATTGAATCATTTATCGAAACTGCTGATATAGGTATCACAGAAAAATTAGGAAGGCCGATTGCATATAAAAGACCATTCATTGTATTTGGACAACCTGGTATAATAGGATATCTGCAAAAATTAGGATTTAGAACATTCCATCCTTTGATTGATGAGACATATGATACAATACTTGATGCTGAGGATCGACTAGCACACATAATAGAAGTTATTGATACTCTTAATTCGATGCCTTCTGACGAATTTGCAGACATAATGAAAAGCCTAAAAGAGATAGCAGAAGAAAATTACGAAATAATGAAAAAATTATCAGAATTTAAATTAACACCAACCTTTTATAGACTTGGTATTTTCGAGGGACCAGTGGTCTTTTAAGGAAAAAGTATGAGTATAATAGAAGCCCATAAATGTTCAATCTGCGATTGCATTTATACCAAAGAAGAAGGTGGTGTCGAAGGTGACTTTGGCATACTACCTGTACAGTTCTGTCCAACTTGTTATACATCAATGGTAGATATGGTTAATCAACTTGAAGGAGACTATTTCTTTGATGATGATGAAGAAGGTGAACAGTGACAATACCAGATATAATAGGATACATAGGAGTTGCTATACTAATAGTAACTTATGCTATGCTACAGTTAGATAAGATAGACCCTAAAGGGTTTTGGTATAGTTTTAATAACTTGATTGTAGCAATATTAGTAACAGTTAGTTTATTGTATACGATGAACAAAGCCAGTATGATAATAGAAGTATTTTGGTTTATCATAAGTGCATATGGCATCGTAGCATATTACAAGAGAAGGAAAAATGGACAAGAATGACATAACAATTGAAAAGATAGAAGAGAAGATCAGCCCTGACATCAAGGAAGAGTTTGCTGGTAGTACTATGACCAAAGCAGGAAGGCTTGCTATGGAACTCAATGCAGAAAGAAAACGTCTTAAACAAGAAATGGAAGAACTCCAACTTGAAGTAGAAGATTTAAAACCAGCAACGCCGACAGGAACAGTTGACAGTCATGTCAAATGGCTTGCTACTATCCTTGCAGTTTGTGGTGTATTTGCTATGAGTGCAGGATTAGAACAAGAAGGACAATGGTTATATGCAGTTTCAGCATGTGCATGGATCTACGTAGGTCACTGCTGGAATGACAAAGCAATTATGATAGGTAGTGCTATCACAGGAACATCAGTCTTAATGAACCTAGTCGAAAGATTACTACAATAAGGCTAATGTATTATACGACAGGGTTATTTGGGTTTCTAACAAATGCGATAGGTTTCGTATTTGCCCAAACTACTTGCATTCAATGGTGAATAGTCGTATAATAGGTACACGTTGAGAGAATAACTCTCAGCGACATATAAAACTAAGAGGAAAATATATGACAAATGCAACAACAACTACTAAGGTAGTATCAAAGTCTGCTAAATTCTTAGCCGCTCTACAGAACGGTGAAGCATTAACAGCAAAGCAAATTGCCGCACGTTTCGGCATTGGCAACCCTACTGCTACAGTAAGCGACCTTCGTTTACGTGGTGGATATGCTATCTATGCTAACGCTACCAAAACTGGCGTAACTAGATATCGTCTAGGCAACCCAGCTAGAGCAGTTGTAGCCGCAGGTTACAGAGCAATGGCAGCCGCTAATAAGGCTTCCTAAGTTCGTTAGGTAACTAGGTTCGGGGAGAGCCTTGCTAGGGCTCTTAGAGACAAGCAAAATCTCCCCACTTTTACTTCCCCCGGTAACTTATATGAATGTATTTCACAGTTTAATGAACAAACTAGATCGGTATAGATTGATACCTGATCGTCTTACAGGTGCAGACTACATGCATCGTTACTATCTTTTTCTTAAAGATAGAGCAAATTTCCCTTACAACGTCACACTTCATCATATTGTTAAAAGTGACGAACCTATTTTACATGATCACCCTTGGCCTTATATGACTATAATTCTTAAGGGCGGTTACTTCGAAAACACACCCGAGGGGAGGACTTGGAAGGGTCCTGGGAGTGTTATCAGACGTGGTGCAGAAGACTATCATTGGCTTGAATTAGACAACGAGAAGCCTGTCACCACTCTGTTTTTTATGGGACCTCAACAAAGAGACTGGGGTTTCTTAAATGATGATACATGGATTCAGCACGAGGAGTTTTTAAATGACAGATAGTTTAATTATAATGATGGTATTTGGAGCGATCATAGGTTGGTCACTTAGCAATATGTATCGTCAATATAGAGATGATATAATGTTTAAGCAAATCATGGTTAAAATTGATGAAGAGGAAGCAGAGCAAAAAGTAAAAGCGTTATTTCCTATGTGTTATATAGAAGAAGATAATGATAATGATACATATATACTATATAACAAAGATTCTCATGCATACATGTGTCAAGGAGATTCGTATGATGAACTTGCACAAAAAGTATATACCGAATTAAAAATTGATGTTGCACTGGCTAAACACATGAATAAGTCAATGTGGTTTATTGCTGGTGACACGAAAGATTTAATAGAATTTTAAAATAATAAATATACGTATACTTTAAGGAGATCGGATTGACACACGTAGTAACAGAGGCCTGTATTAATTGTAAACACACAGATTGTGTCATTGTATGCCCAGTAGATTGTTTTTATGAAGGACCTAATTTCCTTACAATCAATCCAGATGAATGTATTGATTGCGGAGTATGCATTCCTGAATGTCC